CTAGCATCATCAGAGAAATTTTAGAGTGTTGGTATGAAAGAACTGGTTGTCCAGTTCTTTTAAATACATCTTTGAATATTCGTGGTATGCCTATCGTTAATACATGGAAGGATGCTTTGGAATTTTCTGCAAGATATCTTATTGATATTTTCTAATAAATAATTTACTTAAAATTTAATCGATTATAATATGGACAATTCAGTTATTTGTGCTCAACCATTTTATAATATTTACAATGCACCAGGAAAAGCATATTCTCCTTGTTGTTGGGGTAATTTATTTGAGTATTCGCCAAATGAAGTTCTACCAATATCACACTTTACTGGAGATGATATGAATAGAATGAGAAAAGAAATGATTGCTGGTGAAAAAACTGAGTTTTTAAAAAAAATTTGCAATGGATGTTGGGAAAGAGAAAAAAAATATGGACACTCTCCGAGATTGGATGAAGTTATATCTCAAACATTAGTAGACAATTTTAATAACAATGGCAGTTTAAATGAAAATAGTAAAAGATTTTTAAAAATTTCTCTTAATATTTTTGGAAATCAATGCAATTTACAATGTTATGAATGTTTGCCTTCAAACTCATCATCAAGAATTGCTGTAATGAAAAAGTTAAATCCTCAATGGTTAAGTCCAAACGGATTTCCTTCATTTGAAGATATTGACTATGATTTAAAAAAGATAAATCAAGATCAGTTCAATAATACCATTAAAGATCTTGTTAAAAATGTTGATAAAATTAAAACAATTTCAATAGTTGGTGGAGAACCTATGATGATGAAATCGCATTTTATTCTCCTCGATGAATTAATTGAGTGTGGACATTCTAAAGAAATCTCTTTAAATTATTGCTCAAATATGACTAGAATGAAATTATCAAACATGAAAAAATATTTTGATAATTTTAAATTCACTTTTCTCCAATGGAGTGTAGATTCTCTAGGAGAAAGAAATACTTGGTTAAGATATCCAACAAAGTGGGAAGAAACAGTATCGAATGTATTTGAAGTAAAAAACTACTTATTAGATAACTCTTTAGGAATTATAGAATCAACTATTACCCCAACCATCCTTAGCATCACATCATTTAAAGATACTTATGATTGGTTATACTCCAATAAATTAATTTCGAATAAAAATAAACATGTTAATGTAGTAAAAAGACCAGAATTTTTGCGTCCACATCATTTACCACAAAAGATTAAAGAAGAAATTTCAGAGGATATATTAAAAATTTCAAAATACAGATATAACCAACTCATGGAAACTGGCGATGAGCAAATGTTTAAAAAAGCAATAGAATATTGTGATGCATTAGATAAGCAAAGAGGAACAAATTGGAGAACTACATTTCCAGAAATTGCAAAGTATGCGGATTGACGTATTCTAAATAACGTGGTATCATAAATTTGGGTGATACCCGTTTACGTAAACAAAACAATTGAAGTATATTCATGGCAAAAGGTTTTAAAGTGGTTACAAAACCACCAGTATCATCGTCAAATAGTTCAGACGATTTCAATTTAGAAGAAGCAAAAAAAATTATTAAAGACAAAAGCATTGTTTTTTGTCTTCCTGGTAGGGGAGTTTCATATACGTATCTCAAAAATTTTGTACAACTTTGTTTTGATCTTGTACAAAATGGAGCAAGCATTCAAATTTCGCAAGACTATTCTTCAATGGTCAATTTTGCCCGTTGTAAGTGTCTTGGTGCTAATGTTCTTCGTGGACCAGATCAACTTCCTTGGGATGGAAAACTAAAATATGATTATCAACTATGGATTGATAGTGATATTGTTTTCAATACGGAATCTTTCTATCGCTTAGTATGGATGGATAAAGATATCTCTTGTGGTTGGTATGCAACTGAAGATGGTGTAACAACATCAGTTGCACATTGGCTTGAAGAGGATGATTTTAAAAATAATGGTGGTGTTATGAACCATGAAATGGTTGATGGCATTCAAAAGCGTCGCAAACCATTTACTGTTGATTATACTGGATTTGGTTGGACTCTTATTAAGTACGGAGTGTTTGAGCATCCTGAAATGAAATACCCCTGGTTTGCTCCGCAAATGCAAGTGTTTGAATCTGGGGAAGTTCAAGATATGTGTGGTGAAGACGTTTCATTCTGTTTAGATGCAATTAAGGCAGGATTTGAAATCTGGTGTGATCCTGTATGTAGAGTTGGTCACGAGAAGACACGAATTATCTAATATAATAAGGAATATTTTGTGTCGAATTACACATGGAAAAATACGATATATACTGTCAGGGGAGAAAAATTTATTCTTCTGTAACGGAAGAAGAAATGATGGAGATTACGCAAGAACTTGCGGATCAATTTTACCAAAATGGTACTCCCCATCCTGACGATATCGTGGTAGAATATCTTGGTTACGACGTTGAGTAAATTATGGCAATAAAAAAATCAGGAAGTGGTTCAAATATCATTGAATCATCTCCAAAAAATACTCGTCAGGGACGCTCAAAAAACACCAAAATTTCTGCAACAAGCAGAAATGGTGCTAGAAAGCGTTATAGAGGTCAAGGAAAATAATTCATAATTAATGCATTGGTTTGAATTCCACTTCACATAATTTATCGAAGATGGAGTTTATCCATACAGACAATAGAATATGTCTATCAACATTATTAATGTCATTGATGGTTACATCAGCAGTGATAAAGTTAACTGACGCTTCAATAACAATTGATAAATTACTAACATCATATAAAAAATAAGATATACATAAGACAGGAGATTTCTCCTGTCTTTTTTATTTTTATGGCATATCTAAATCACAATCTTCCTACATTTACTTGCTATATTCGTAATGAGTTTCTTTTCAATCATACAAAAGGATTTGGAGAAGTAACTTTATGTGATGTACATTCGGTTGCATCATTAGAAAAGCATGTTCCTCTTTTTGAAGCATTTTTAGAAAATGGTGTAAATTGGACAAGAAGACCAATACATGCTTTTTGTTGGAAATCCGACGCACCAATTCAAAAACTTGAAGAGTGTATGTGGTGGGATTGTTTTTCTCCTTATGTTGATGTTCAAGTTCGTTCTAGACTTGCAAATTTACGCGCTGATCTCATTAATTACCGTGGTGAAAAAAACCAAGGTGTTTATATGTTTACCTTGGATTGGTCGTGGGAATCCAAATCTTGCTTAAATACCAACTTTAGCGAAACACCAGAGCATAAATGTGCTCATTTTTTTAAAATGGATAATGGAAATTATTATGCATACCCAAATAATAAAATTATTTGGTGTGATGATGCTTGGATAAAAAATAGAATAGATAAAAATCCAGGATATATAATTGATTTAACAGAATATTCAGTTGAAAACTTAAGAAAAATTGAAACTTCAGATGATTTTATGTATGAAGTGAAAATTTGAGCGATAGAAACCGCTATAAAAGTTCTGATTAACCATAATCAGAATAGAAAAATGGAACTTCAGGAGCAAAAAACTCATAATTTAATTATTCAAAATAAACTTCATGAAAAAATTCGTAATGATGAAGATTATGATGACTGGGAATATGGTACAGAACCTACTTATGGAATGCCTATAAATACGAATAAATAGACGAAGATCTTATAAAAAGTGCCTCTTCAAAAAATTTCTAGGGGTTTCAAAGATATTTCTTTATCAATGAAACGTCATCCAGTTACAAACGATATTCTTCCTTTAAAAAATGAGGATGCTATTAAGCGTTCGGTTCAAAATTTAGTAAGAATTAAGATTGGAGAGGTATTTTTTAACAATTTAATTGGGACTAGAATTAGTGGGGCACTTTTTGAACTAGCGACAACTGATTTTACTGATCCAATAAAAACTGAAATTGAGACTGTAATAACAAATTATGAACCAAGAGTTATACTAAAAACCGTTGAAGTTGATCCAGATCCTGATAATAATGCTTTAGACATCACGATATCTTATGACATAGTTGGTTTATCAACGCCCACACAAACAATTACATTCATCTTAGAACCAACTAGACTATAATGGCACTAACACAATTTACAAATCTAAACTTTGAGGATATAAAAACCTCAATTAAAGATTATTTGAGAGCAAATACTAATTTTACAGATTATGATTTTGAGGGATCTAATCTATCAGTCATTATAAATCTACTTGCATATAATTCTTATATTACCGCCTATAACACAAATATGGTGGTGAATGAAACATTTATAGATTCTGCGACATTGCGTGAAAATGTTGTTTCTCTTGTTCGTAATATTGGATATGTTCCTCGGTCAAAGCGTGCAGCAAAAGCAACTGTAGATTTTTTTATTAGTGGAATTTCTACTTCAACAGATACAATTTCATTTCAACCAGGAATTGTTGCAAATGGAAGTGTTTCTGATGTAAATTTTATCTTCTCTATACCAGAAAAGGTTACCGTAGCAGCAGAAAATGGTAATTCTTTTGGTAGTTTAGAGATTTATCAAGGGCAATATCTAGAAAATTCTTGGATTGTTAATAATTCTCAACCAAATCAACGTTATATAATTCCGAATAATAGTGTTGATACATCGACTTTGCGTGTGCGGATAAAAAACACGTCTACAGATACTACTTCTACAGAATATCAATTAGTTGATAATATTCTTGGTATCACCTCAACATCAAATATTTACTTGATTCAAGAAACAACAGACGAAAAATATGAAATTTTGTTCGGGGATGGAATTTTTGGTAAAAAGTTACAATCTGGAAATGTAATTACTGCGTCTTATATCAAAACAAACGGTAAAGATGGTAACGGGGTCTCTGATTTTAGATTTACTGGTACTATTTTTGATGAAAATAATGTCAATATAACCTCTTTTATTGTAGATTTAGCCACACAAATCCCATCTGAAAACGGAGATGGTATAGAACCAGTTGAAAGTGTCAAATATTATGCACCTAGACTATATTCATCTCAACATAGAGCAGTAACTGCAAGTGATTATGAGGCGATTTTACCCACTTTATATCCAAACATAGAAAGTGTTAGTGCATATGGTGGAGAAGATTTAACTCCACCACATTATGGAAGAGTTTTTATTTCTGCTAAACCGAGAAATGGATCATTTTTGTCAGATTTTACTAAAAAACAACTTTTACAATCTTTAAAGAATTATTCGGTTGCTGGGATCGTTCCTCAATTTCAAGATTTAAAATATCTTTACGTGGAAATAGATAGTTACATTTATTATAATACAAATTTGATTAGTGATTCGAATAATTTAAAGACGGACATAGTTTCTGCTATGACATCTTATGCAAAAAGTGCGGAAATGAACCAATTTGGTGGAAGATTTAAATATAGTAAAATTTGTTCATTAATTGATAATGTAAATACTGCAATTACTTCAAATATTACAACTGTAAGAATTAGAAGAGACTTAGTTGCAAAAATAAACAATCCAGCACAGTACGAATTGTGTTTTGACAATCAATTTTACTCTGGAAGAAATGATTATAATATTAAAAGTACGGGATTTGATGTTCTCAATGTAGATGGAACTTGTTATTTTTCAGATAAGGTTGTTAATGGGTCTAATATTGGTAATTTGTTTCTTTTCCAGATAATTTCTGATGACGAAATTAATATTCTTTCAACTAAATTTGGAACAGTAAATTATATCACTGGCGAAATCCTTATAGATACTGTAAATATCACTTCAACAAGTTTACCAGATAATATTATTGAAGTTCAGGCAATTCCACTATCAAATGATGTTTTAGCGAGAAAGGAATTATATTTGCAACTAGATATTTCTAAGAGTAATTTCTATATGAAACAGGATAGTATCTCTTCAGGTGCAAATACTTCTGGAACAAGATTTGATATACAGTCAAGCTATCAAAACGGTAAGAAAACAAGATAACAGATGATTGAAA